CCGGTGGCTAACCCGAGCCGACCGTTTGGGATTGTCGGTTCCAAGGGGATCAACAGCAAATGGATTATACATCCATTTGATGAGATCCCTCCAAGAGTCCGACTTCTCGAACGGTCGACCTAGGTTAGACTCGAGCTTGAACAGGTCTCCAGACATCTTCACTAGTACGTGAAGGACTGGAAACGACTGTTCAAACTCTGGCCAGTCTAGCGATCCACACGACTTAAGGTGGAGGAACTCCTTCTCATCATAATAAGAGAAGGGGCTTCTATCCCCCTTAAGAGAGCTCTGGAACAGGTAGGACAGGAAGGTCATGATTACTCTATCGAAAGAGTCTCCATGGCCCTCCACCCCGCTCTGGAAGGATTCTCCGCCCACCGCGATGAAATAATCGCGAGCCGAGATCTCCCCAGAGAGGAGCTTTGTCCCCAGTTCGCACAGGAGTGCTTCCTCAAAGACCTTAGAAAGATAAACTTTCCCAGCCTTGAGGTTGCAGAACTCCTGCAGAGCTCGGACCGCCCTTGGGATGCCACAAAGAGGGAGGAAACCCTTTCTCTCCTCACCTCGCAGAGCAGCGACCACTAGTGGGATACTCCACCATTGATCACTGATCGACGAGATGGGGAAAGGAGTGATCTCCTCACCCTGGTAGGTGAGACGTTTCGCAAACTCACAGAGCTCCGAGGAGATATAAGTCTTCGATGGAGACGTCTCAACCCCCAGGATGGTAAGGATCCGAAGGTACTGCCTGGCTACTCTACGGTCTCCGATGAGGATATCGTCCCCAAGCAGGACATATCGGCACGAAGACCACTTGACCTTGGAACGGTAACACGCTAGGTACACCACAAAGTGGTGAGCCAGCGCGAAAGCCGCCCAGGACGAGTAGGCTCCCATTGGATTACCTGCCCTATAACGGACAGGACCATCAACGGTCGAGAATTCATACCCGACCATGATGTTCTCTCAATGGGAGACGTAAGTAGCATCAAACAGACCACGGAGCGTGAAAGAGATAAAGGAGATGGGGAATCTGTCCGTGGCCTTAGAAA